TTTTTCTTTTTTTGGTAAGTCAGTTCTTTGTATATCTTTATTTAATTGCGTTGGATTTTCCAACGTAGGTTTTTCCAATGTTGGTTTTTCCTGCGTTGGATTATCCAATGTTGGATTTTCCAATGTAGGTAAATCCGGCGTAGGCGGCTGCGGCTGCTCGAATATCACATAGTCCGCGCCCCGCAAGCGTCCTTTCTCGTCGCGCTCCCTTGACCGGACGATATACCCGGCGCGTTCAAGCTCCTTAATGGCTTCGCGGATAGCGTCTATCTTCTCCCGGTTGATAAGGGATAAGCCTTTCAAGGTGTAGTCCCAATCTTCGGGGAGTGACAGCATTTGCGACAACAGCCCCTTTGCCTTTAGGGAAAGCTCCTTGTTGCGTAGGTGGTGGTTGCTCATTACGGTGTAGCCCTTGTTCCGTTCCACTCTGAAAACTGCCATAGTTCATAGCTCCTTTGCTTTGGATTTGTTACGCAGTAGAAGCGCGGTTTCGGGGGATAAGGTATAAATCCCTTTCCGCGCCAGATACGCGCCCGGAAAACCGCTTGTAGCAAGGCTTTTTCTGCCCCTACTGCGTAACAAAGGGCATGAAAAAAGCGGCGTTCCTGTTCTCCCATGTAGAGAGTAAGAAACGCCGCTTCTGCGTCGTATTCAGTTTTTAGTACAATACCCTGCTTGTCCGTCGCTCGAAAAACCTTGATTTTCCAGTGTTTTCAAAAGTATCGTTATCTAACGTCAGCTTTCGACAGGCCAGAATTTAAGAGGATGATCGGCGACATTGAGGCAGGCAGGGTGAACTGTGTGGTAGTGAAAGACCTGTCCCGTTTCGGGCGTGATTACATTGAATCCGGGAGGTACATACAAAAGACTTTCCCGGCTCTTGGCGTGCGCTTTATTGCGCTGACCGACCATTTCGACAGCATATCGGCGGACACAGGGGAAAGCTCCATTGTCCTGCCGGTAAAAAACTTTATAAACGATTCTTACTGCCGGGATATTTCCACAAAGGTAAAAAGCCAGCTTGAGGTAAAACGCAGGAACGGGGAGTGCGTGTCTGCATTTGCCGTCTATGGGTATAAAAAGAGTGAGGAAGATAAGAACCGGCTGGTCATAGATGAATACGCAGCGGAGAACGTGCGGCGGATATTCGCATGGAAGATCGAGGGGATGGCGTTATCCGCAATCGCGGAAAAGCTGAACAGCCTCGGCATACTCTCTCCCAAAGAATATAAAAAGTCAATGGGGCTTCATTATCAAAGCGGTTTTTCCGGGACAGGAAGCAGTGTCTGGGGGAATGCCACGGTAAAACGGATACTGACCAATGAGGTTTATCTGGGGCACATGGTTCAGGGAAAAACGGAGAAGGTCAATTATAAGGTAAAGAAGCATACCGCAAAGCCGGAAGAAGAATGGATCAAGGTGGAGAACACCCATGAGGCAGTCATATCCGCGGATGACTTTGCGGTGGTACAGCGCCTGCTGAAAACAGACGGGCGGAAAAGCCCGGAATCAGGGACGTTAAACCCGTTTGTAGGGATACTGTTCTGTGGCGACTGCAAAGAGCAGATGATAAGGCGTGTGACCCGCTATAAAGGCGCGTCCAAAGTGTACTATATCTGTTCCACAAAGAACCGCGGGGAAGGGTGCAGCAGGCACAGCATAGAGGAAAGTACGCTGAAAGAGATCATCTGTGAGAGCATCCGGAAGTTTGCAAATTCCTTCCTGAAAGAAAAGGAACTCTTTGACCGGGCTGTGCGGTATGAGACGAACTTTGAAGCAGTTGCCCGGTATGACAAGGAGATCGAGCGGCTGAAAAAAGAGCAGGATAAATATTATTCCCTCTGTTCTGGCTTATATGAGGATTTGAGGGAGGGTGTTGTCACAAAGGAGGAATTTGAACGCCTGCACAGCGGTTTTACGCAGAAAGGGAAAGAACTGGAGGCTGCCATGCTAAAGCAGGAGCAGCTCATTAAAAGCATGTTTAAAAAGGGAGTGCTTTCTGCGGGGCGTCTGAAAACTTTCCAGGGCTGCGTGGAACTGAGGGAGATAGACCGGCACACTTTGAGCAGCCTTATCAGGCGGATCTATGTTTATGAAAATAAACAGATTGTGATTGATTTTTATTTCATGGATGAATTCCGTATCATGGAAGGTCTTGGCCGGAAGATTCTGGAGGACAGGGAAGAAGAAAAGCGGAAAGCGGGAAGGAGCGCATAGCATGGGGAGAGTGTCAAAGAGGACTTCCGCCCCTGCTGTGGCGGTAAAAGAAGCAAAAATATGTTATAAAGCAGGCATTTACGCAAGGCTTTCATCCGACCAGGACAAGAAAAAGAATGAATCCGTTGAAGTGCAGGTGAAGATTGCGGAAAAATATATCGAAGATTTTAACAGGGAAGGAACAGAGCGGATAGAGATTGCAGACCGCTATGTTGACCTGGGAAAAACAGGGAGCAACTTCAACCGTGATGAGTTTCAGAGGCTTATGCAGGATATAAGGCTAGGAAGCATTGACTGTGTGGTGGTCAAAGACCTTTCCCGGTTTGGCAGGAACTATCTGGAAGCGGGGAATTATATTGAGAAAATATTCCCGTTTCTGGGCGTCCGCTTCATTGCGGTTGCTGACGGCCTCGACACGGGGATGCGGGGAAGCAATACGAAGCAGATGGCAGCGGAGATAAAAAACCTTGTCAATGATATGTATGCAAAGGATTTTTCCGTAAAGGCGAAGCAGCATTTGAAACAGAGACGGCAGGAAGGCTCCTATGTAGGAGGGCCGCCGCCCTACGGCTATAAAGCCGGGTGGGATAAAAAAATACGAAAGCTTTTACCGGATGAAAATACGGAAGGAATTGTAAAGCATATTTTCAGCCTGTTTATCGAGACAGGCAGTTTCACAGCGGTAGCGGATGACCTGAACAGGAAGAAAGTCAATCCGCCCTCTGTATATAAGAAAACCGGGGAGGTATTTTTTGTGCCGGAATCCGGGGCATATAAGGGATGGGACAAAAGCGCCGTGGAACGCATCCTGAAAAGTGAGACGTATACCGGGAAGCTGGTGCAGGGGCGGACTTCCATCACCGCCAGGGACGAAAAAAACCGTATCCATAAAGGGTCAGAGGAATGGGTAGTCAGGGAAAACACCCATGCTCCCATTGTTGATGCGGCAATGTTCGCAGAGGCGGCAAAAGTGTGTGAAAGGCTCCATGAGAGGACAAAATCCTATGCGCATCCGACGGAAGGGTGCCCGATAGGGGAGAATATTTTTGACAGTGTGCTTTACTGCGGCGTATGCGGCAGGAAAATGACAAGACATAGTTATGTGAAAACCTATGCGGATAGCAGCAAGACAAGGCTGGACGGGTATTTCTGCTTAAACGGCGGGCAGACGAAAGTGGAGAGCTGCCCGGCGTCGAACCGCATTTCAAAGGCGGAACTGGTGGATATTCTGATGCCGCTCCTTAAAATGGAGTTTTCTGTGTACCTGGGGAAAATGAAGAAATATACAGAGATCGTGAAAGAGCAGCTCCGGGAAAAAGGGGCAGAAATTGATGCAAAAATCAGGAAAGCGGAAAGGTCTGTTGCCGCCGCAAAAGAAGAAGAACGGACAAAATATGTGGAATACCGGGAGGGCATTATCTCCCAGAGTGAGTATGTCGCGTATAAGATGCGGCAGGAAGGCAGGCTTAAAGACTTAAACCGGCAGAAGGAGGAACTGGAAGCGGACAGGAATAACCTGGATACCGTATCAGGGAAATACCTTGCGGCGGCCCGTGCCCTTCTCCGTTTGAAAAGCGGCAGGGAACTTACAAAGGAAATGATAGAATCCCTGATCCGGAGGATTTATGTCTATCCGGGGAAAAGGATAGAAGTACAGTTTGCCTATACGAATGAACTGCTGGAGGGGGTGCTTGCAAATGGATAAACTTGCCATTTACCTGCGGCTGTCCCTGGAGGATGCGGATGACAAGGATGAGAGCAACAGTATCAGCAGCCAGAGGGCCATGCTCTATGCCTACATACGCGGCAATGAGGAACTGAGGGGAAAAGAAGTCTCTGAGTTTTGTGATGACGGCTATTCCGGCACAAGCATGGAAAGGCCGGGAATGCAGAGAATGTTAAAGGAGATCAGGGAGAAAAGAATCGGGTGCGTACTTGTCAAGGATATGTCCCGTTTTTCAAGGGATTATATCGAGCTTGGAACCTACATGAACCAGATATTCCCGTTCATGGGGGTGCGGTTTATCGCGGTAAACGACCATTACGACAGCCGCGACCATGCGGGAAGCACAACCCCTATTGATACGGAATTTCAGACGCTTTTATATGACTTATACAGCAAGGATATATCTGTAAAGGTTAAGGCTTCATTTGAAAATAAATGCGCCAGCGGGGAATATGTTTTCGGACAGGCGCCTTTTGGGTATGAGAAAAGCCGGGAATTAAAAAATACAGTTGTAGTGAACGAAAAGGAAGCGGAGATCGTGCGTTATATTTTTGCACTTGCCCTTAGTGGGAATGGAAGCGCTCAGATCGCAAGGATTCTCAATGAAAAGGGGATACCGACCAAAACACAGATGCGCCACCCGGAGCGGGCAGATAAAGACGGCAGGATGCAGGCGTGGGATCATGTGTCTGTCCGGGCTGTCCTGAATAACCGTTTCTACCTGGGTGAGATGGCCTACGGGAAATCAAAGCGTAAGTCTGTAGGCAGTAAAAATGGTATCGCTGTACCAATGAAAGAATGGAAAGTGATACCAGACCACCATGAGCCACTCGTCACACCGGAAGAATACGAAAAGGTGTGCCTGTTCCGTAAAGATGCGGACACTTCCAGAAAAGGGGAGAAAAACCCGCTTGTAGGGAAACTTTTCTGTGGCGGATGCGGTTATTCCATGACTTACAAGCCCATACGGGGGAAGAATAAATACCGCAGGTTTGAGTGCCGGAAACACGCCGTTTTGCAGATACCGGAGTGCTGTACCTATTTTTCCGCTGATCTGCTGGAGGAAACCGTGCTGATGATGCTGAACCGGGAATTGATGGTGCGCGGAAATGCCGAAAAGGAAAAACAAAGTCTTGTTTCTTTCCAGAAGTCCTGTATTGTGAGGATGGAAAAGAAGATAGCAGACTGCAAGAGCAGGAAGAAGGAACTTCAGGCAGAGGCAGACGCCTTATATGAAAGTTACGCCTGTGGCAGAGTATCTGCCGAAAGCTACAGACAGAAAGCAGACAGCATAAAAGAGCAGACTATCCGGCTGTCGGCAGAGGCAGATGCGCAGGGGGAAGAACTGGAACAGCTTCGGGAGGAATACCGCAGGGCGGGGGAAGATATGAAGCAGGTCATCCGGTATTCCCATCTGGAAATGCTGACACAGGAAGTGGTTGATGTATTTATTAAGAAAATATACGTTTATAAAGACAAAAGAGTTGAAATTATGTGGAACTTCCGCGAAAATGGAAAGGAGACAGAATGAGGGCAGCGATATATGCAAGAGTAGGGAATCCGGATCAGGTGGCAGTACGGCATCAGGCAGAAGTGCTGACAGGGCAAATCCGAGGCATGTGGGGAGAGCGGACAGAGATAGATATTTATGCTGACAACGGTATCTCCGGCCTGCGGACAGACCGCCCCGGACTGCAAAAACTTTTAATGAATGCCGGGACTTATAATGGGGTATTTGTCTGTAATATGAGCAGGCTGTCACGTTCGGTGCCGGATGCAGTAGGTTTGGTCAGGCAGTTAAAGAATCAGGGAGCGGAACTTTATGCGGCAGACAGGAATATGGCGGGGATTACAGAGGAAATCCTGAAGGCTGTTTCGGACATTCCAACTTGACAATAATTTGTCACCAATTTTGCCCTAACTTAGCAATAATGAACCACACGCCCCACGAAGTTATGCGGCTTTCAGCGATTTTCGATCAAAAAAATTGAAAAATGTTTGTGACAATAACTTGACACACGCGGGGTATGGGGCGCTGTGTGTGGAAAATAGTTTGCCAATTTGATTTTTGTTAGATAAAGAATCCACTTACTTTCGTAGAATAGATGTGGTAATTATATAATTTTAGAGTCAGGCGATACTTTACATTAAGAAGATGTGTGGTATAATTATATATAGAAAGAATAGCAATAAAAGGATAGTTTTATGGAAAGATGCGTTTGAGAAGGAGAAAGCTAATGAGCGCAGTATTAAAAAAGGCATTAGATGATTATTATAAAATGATAAAAGGCGAGAGGGCTAATTATCAGGCATGCTATAAGAGTTTTTTGGAGTATTGCAATCAAGAACTAGAGTTTTACTCACTGGCTGACTTAGCTGAAAATCTTACAAAAATAGATGTTGAGCAGGCGTGTAAATATTATTTTGAAACAAGTAAGAGGGCAACATCTATTGAAGCAATTCAGAGATTTTTGACTGCAATAGATCAATTTATCAGCCATACTAAGAAACGAGAGTTTGAGTGGAGATATTTGAAGGAAGGTTGCAGAAATAAGCAGATAGTGCATGATATATGTTTAAGCTTAAATAATGAATTAAGTCAAAAAATATATTTACCATTTGATGAAGAGGAAAAAGTTAAAATTGTAAAAGAGCAGATAGAGCTTTTAAATAAAAACAACTTTTATCAATTTGGGCAATCGGTTATTTATCGTCTTCTTGTTAATTACGGATTTAAAGAAAAAATTATTATTAATATGAAGATAGAAGAGTTTAATGAGAAAGAGGGACAGTTATTGGTAGGTTGCGATGAGGAACAAAGGATATATGTAAAGCTGGAAGCAGACATATGGGATGATTTAATAAAATATTGTGGAATGCATAAATATCCTGATAGGATATATTTGTTTACAAAAAGCAATGGCGAAAAATTAACGCCTGATAGCATTTTCCATACTTTAAAGAAAAAAATGAAAGAATTGGATATTTATAATTTTACACCTACCACCGTTGCATTGCAAGGAGTTGCAAATTTGATTGAAAAAGGGCTGACCTTACAGGAAATAAAAATACTTACAGGATTTGAAACACAAAAAATAGAAGATGTTTCAAAATATTTATTGACAGATGAAGATATAGAAAAGGTAATTAATGAAAAGCTGCAAAAGAAAATCAGAAATGAGGTGATGGTTTGGAATTAATAAATTTTAATAATTTTCAACAAAATCAAAGAATGTATGGCGGAACAGCTGGTCGAAAAATGGGAATTACTTATAATGGAAAAGATTATCTTGTAAAATTTCCAGGTAATTTAAAAGAACAGAAGATGAAAAATATTAATCTGAGTTATTCAAATAGCCCTGTCTGTGAATATATTGGTTCAAGGATATACGAGATAGTCGGCGTGCCTGTTCACAATACAATTTTAGGAACCAGAAATAATAAAGTTGTAGTTGCTTGCGAAGATTTTTTACAAGATGGAGATAAACTCTATGAGTTTGATAAAATAAAAGTCACTTTTGAACCCCATTTTTTAGATTCTAATGGGAATGAGACAAATGGTGTGGGTGTAGACTTGTATGAAATTATGATGACGATACAGGAACATCCGTTTTTGCATGATGTTCCAGGAGTAAAACAGCATTTTTGGAGTATGTTCATAATGGATGCACTGATAGGTAATACAGATCGTAATAACAGCAATTGGGGAATCATTTTAAGAAAGGATAGGTCGAAGGAGATTGCGCCGGTTTATGATAACGGTAATTGTTTAAATAGCAAATGGGATGATGAAAAGATGCGAATCGTAATGAATGATCCTGATAAAATGGAAGCAGAGGCGTATAAAGCACGCAGGTGTATATTTGAATTACATGGGAAACGGGTAAATCCATATCATATAATTGAAAGCAGGGAATATCCGGAATGTTCAGAGGCTGTTTATAGATTGACACCCCAAATAGGAAATAATATGGATAGAATACAAGCAATGATTAATGAGATACCAATATTGTCAGAAATACAGAAGAGATTCTTTATATCAATTATTGAATACAGGTATGAAAAAGTACTGTTAAAATGTATAAAAAATGAAGGCGTGCATTAGATTATAGGGAATCGTACAGAAAGTGGTGAAAAATAATGTATGTAGACGAACAAATAATATTAAGAGATAATTTGCCGGATGGGTTGCAGCGTGATTTTATGGAATTACAGGAATATTATAATACAGGTAACTGGTTTATGTTTGATACTGCTTTTGAAGCGGTAGAAGCCAGTGTTAAAGCCTATTACTTGGCAGGGAAAATTAGTATAGAGGATTTGAATATTATTTTTAAAAAATATGGTATTGCGTAACATTAGAAATGTTTGTAGGTAGATATTGTTATTTTAATAATAATTTTTTAATCAGATAAGGGGTTGATTGTAAAGTAGTCTAATTTAACCACTTTGTAACTAAACCACCTTGACACTAATTCACCGTCCATTTTGTCCTGACTTAGTATTAGCGAACCGTACGCCTCATGAAGTTATGCGGGTTCCAGCGATTTTCACGTGGGAAAAGTGAAAAAGGATTGTGACATTAACTTGACATACGCGGGGTATGGGGCGCTTTGTGCCGAAGGGAGTCTGCCGGGGTAGAATGGAGTTGGTTTTTAGAAAATAAGCACTTTGTTTTGTGATGTATGGTGTCGAATAAAGTGCTTATTATGCATTGTTTTGATGCTGAATTGACAGTTAATTAAGCTAAATATGAATGATGATTTTTAAAACAAAGAAAAAATCATGAAGCGATTAAGCGGTCGAATTCGACCACTTTAAAAGCGAAGCAGATTTGCATACATTTGTACTGAGTGTTTCAGAATGGATTGAAAAGACAGAAGTGATGGGACTATTTGTGAAACGTGGAAAACATGGAGGAACGTATGCACATAAAGATATTGCATTTGAATTTGCCTCGGCGATCAGCCCTGTTTTTAAACTATATTTGATCAAAGAATTTCAAAGTCTGAAAGAAGCGGAGAATGATGCAAAGAAAATTGAATGGGATGCAAAAAGATTTCTGTCTAAATATAACTATTTGATTCAAACAGACGCAGTTAAAAAATATTTAATCCCATCAGAAAATTATAAAGAAAACTTAGAGTGGCTGGCATATGCAGTGGAAGCAGATGTTTTGAATGTTGCGTTATTCGGATTTACCGCGAACGCATGGCGGGATGAAAATCCTGAATTGGCAAAAAAGAATAATGTGAGAGATTTTGCTTCCATTAACGAACTTATAGTTTTATCTAATTTAGAAATTGATTTTGAATAAAAAACAAGAACTTTTGCAGATTAAAAAAAGATACATAAAGTTAAATGAAGTTTATAACGAATTGTGTGAATATAGGACGGCTATAAACGAGGGAGTTAAAGACTATAAACGAAATGTTATTTATGATATTGAACCCATGTTGCATGTATATACAGCTAAGATTTTGCAACAGAAATTCTGTGGAAAAAGTATTTTTATTTTAACGGATGAGAAGATGGAAAATTTACAATTGATTCATTCCGCAGATGATAACCATGATATTTTATATAATATGAGCTCAGGACAACTTGCTGCTGTTTCATTATCATTCCTATTATGTATGAATCAAGTGTATGCACAACAACAGTCCTTGCCTCTTTTGTTGATAGATGATCTTATTCAGACAATTGACGATGTAAATAGGGTAGGGCTGGTGGATATTTTGCGATTTGAGTTCAAAAATACACAAATATTTATTTCTACACATGAGCAGAAGTTTGAATGGTATTTAAAATATAAGTATGAAAAGGCAGGAAAGAAAATGAAAGCATATAATATGAAAGGTATTAACACAAAATAGCTGAAAAAATAGGATATTGTATTGGCGTAGGGGATAATGTGAATACTTTTACTGGTAAAACAACTTGACAATAATTCACCGTCAATTTTGCCCTAACTTAGCATTAGCGAACCATACGCCCCACGAAGTTATGCG